ATTGGATTGGCATGTTCCATTGTTTCAGATATAAACAATGGAAGATTTAATTTGTTAAAATGGGACCGACAAGAGAAAGTATATTATCCAATAGAAATAAATCTATATGAAAGAGGAGAAATAAATGAATGAAGAAAACTTACAAAAGATGTTTATTGAGGATGCACCTCAAGACGTAAATAATTTAACTGGAGTGGAAAATTTATCCAACCTAGTTATACAGTTACAAAAACTAGAAGACGAGGTATTGGAAGATGAGGAACGTCTTAAGTTAAAAAAACAAAAAGCAGATAAACTTTCACAGGTAGCTATTCCAGAAATTATGGATGCTTTAAAAATGAAAACTATGAAATTAGCAGACGGTTCTGCAATAGAAATTAAAGAAATATATAGCGCAACTATTCCTATAGCAAATAAGGAAGGCGCTTTTAACTGGCTTCGAGATAACGACTTAGGTGATCTTATTAAAAATGAGATCACAGTTTCCTTTGGTCGTGGCGAAGACAACAAGGCGAGCGATTACGCAGACCTTGCAAAAGGTCATGGGTTTGAACCAACTCAAAAGTTGAAAGTAGAACCCATGACACTTAAAGCATTGTTTAGAGAGCGTGCTGAAAATAATCAGGAACTGCCCTCTGAACATTTTAATTTGTTTAAGGGAAACAAAACAAAAATAACAAGAAACAAGTAACCAGAAACAGGAGAAAAGAAACATGAAACAAGAAACAAGTGACATAGTAAAAAAAGAAAGTGGAGCATTAGCAACTTTAGATTTTGTTGCAGATTCAGGAATGGGTTTGGAAAACATTGAAAAAAGTGACCTTGCTTTACCTTTTTTAAAACTACTACAAAGTGGTTCGTATGAAACAAAAAAGAAACACGCTAAACATGTAGAAGGCGCAGAAGCGGGCATGTTTTATAATACAGTTACAAAAAAACTGTACAATGGAGAAAAAGGAATAGAAATTATTCCTGTGTTCTACAAAATGACATACCCTGAATGGGCACCTTTTGAAAAAAGTGAAGGTAGACCAATCAGTAATGATAGGGGTCCTGGCATTATGGCAGAAACTACACAAAATGATCAACGGAAAGACATACTAAAAAATGGTAACGAGATTATCAAAACCGCAAATCATTTTGTTATTGTTAAAGGAGATAGACCCGAAAAAGCTCTAATGACAATGAAATCGACGCAGTTAACGGAAAGTAGAAATTGGAATTCATTAATGGAAAATGAATTTGAATTGGCTCCTTCTGGTAAATCTGTACCGGCACCCGTATTTTCAAGAATTTATAAATTAAATTCTGTAGAAAATTTAGGTAACTTTACTTGGCATGGGTATAAAATATCTATGGTAAGAAAAGTAGAAGATGTAGGTCTTTACCAAATGGCTCGTGATTTTCATAACTCTTTAAAGAAGGCGCAGTCAAAAGCTGCAACTGCTTCTACGGAGGGAAATAAATCAAATTATTAGTTTCTCGTAAGAGAAATGTGGGCGGTGTAGGGAGACTGAAACCGCCCATAATATGGACATATTTTTGGTTTAAGGGATCATTATGGTAGATAAATTTATAAAGTTGTTTTCTGGTTATGCAGGAGACTTTGGTATTGCTGATATGTCATCAGCAAAATTAGATGTTGAAAAAAACAAATTAAAACCAGATTACGAATGGTCAGGTAGACCAATAACTATCTTTGATTACGAAAATCATATAAAAGGCAAGATATCTATAGGAATACAACCATGTCGATTAGATAAAACAGCACAGTTTGGATGTATCGATGTAGATCCAAAAAATTACGCAAATTTTAAAATAGAAAAATATTTAGCATTATTTGAACAGTATAAACTACCTCTGGTTCCCCTTATGTCTAAAAGTGGAGGACTTCATTGTTATCTATTTTTAAAAGAACCAATTCCTACTTTGGAATTAATAGAGGCATTGAAATCTTTTCTGCTTCCTTTGGGTTTAAAACCCACCACAGAAATTTTTCCAAAACAGAAAGAATTAAAGGAAGATGACAAAGGAAACATAAAACCAGGAAACTTTATTAACTTACCTTATTATAATAATGGGGAAACACATAGGTATGCAGTAGATAAAGACAATAAAAGATTATCCTTAGAACAATTTATAAAATACGCAGAAGAATTTAAAACTGACAGAAGCACCTTAGATTCTCTAGTAGATCAAACACGTAAAAATATTTTAGTGGGTTCAGATCCAGAATTTAATGATGGTCCTCCTTGCTTAGCTTTGTGTTCAAAATCTAAACTAGATGATGGCAGGGACAGATTCATGTACAACTACATGGTTTTTGCTAAGAAGAAATATAAAGATAAATGGACAGACCAATTAATGTTTGCCAATACTAAATATTTAGAAACACCTTGGGACAAAGCCAAGTTAGATCAAAAAATTAAATCATGGGAAAAGGAAACTGCAGGTCACACTTGTTATGAAGACCCTATTAAAGATAAGTGTATGCGAAGCTTATGTTATTCTAGAGTTTTTGGAGTTAAGTCAGATAATATAAATGCTTTTCCAGATATAACAGACTACCAAATAATAAAATATGAAAAACCAGAATATAGATTTAATGTTCTCATGCCTAATGATGACAAAATAGAAGTAGTAATACCGGATGTAGATACAATGACAAATCAAAAAAAGTTTTTAGACCTTATATGGGAACAAACAGGAATATATTTTGAACCTTTAAAACCAAAAGACTATAGAGTTAAATTAACAGAATGGAGAAAAGAGTGTCAAACCATAAAACCACCTGAAGGAACAAGCACGGATGATATATTAGGTAATGAGTTATACAGTTATTGTGTTAATGGACCACAAGCTATAAAACGAATACAAATAAGATTAGGGTCATGTCTTACAGAGGATGGTTTTCATTTCTTTAAATATCAATCGTTTCTTACACATCTTGGTAATGATTGGAAAATATCTAAAGAAAAGATAGGTCACAAACTAAAAGAAAAATTTAAAGTAGAATTTAACCACTCATTAAAAATAGGAAACAAAGTAGAAAAAGTATGTAGACTAGAACAACTGCATGTAGATAAAATAGAATACAAACCCGCAAAGCGAAAGGAATCTAACTACTAATGAGATATAAAGTAATAGGTCCTCCAGGCACAGGAAAAACTAAACGATTATTAGATGAAGTAGATAAATATCTTGCAAAAGGTATTTCTTTAAATCGTATAGGTTATTTCGCATTTACACGTAATGCAGCGAAGGAAGCTAGGAATAGGTTTCTAGAGAAAAATAAAGATTTAACTAAAAAGGACACATTATATTTTAAGACATTGCATTCTTTAGCTTTTCATAATTTAGGTTTAAATCAAGATAACGTTATGAATGAATTACACTATAAAGCTATTGGTGAAACATGCGGCATACAAATTAAATATGCATCGTACGAAAGCAATGCTTGGAATGGGATATTTAGTTCCAATAGTGAATATTTAAATTTAATAAATTTATCTAGGGTTAGAAGGATAGACACATTACATCAGTTTGATTTAAATGAACATCTAAGTAAAGTTGAAAGAGATAAATTAGATACCATAGATAAAGAAATAATTGATTATAAAAAAGCATATGGCTTAATAGATTTTACCGACATGTTGGATAAATTCTTAAAAAAGGGCGATATTAAAGGGAAATTAGACGTTATTCTTGTAGATGAAGCCCAAGATTTATCAAAAATCCAATGGGATGTATTAGAAAAAATAGAAAAAGATAATGAAGCTGACGTGTGGATTGCAGGTGATGATGATCAAGCTATTTTTGGTTGGGCTGGAGCAGATGTTATGTCTTTCATTAAATGGAAGGCTCAAGAAATACCCTTACAGCAATCTGAAAGAGTGCCTAGCGAAATACAAAAAGCTGCTTTATCTATTGTAGGTAGAATAGAAGGACATAGATTAAATAAAAAATATTATCCTAAAAAAGAAAAAGGACAGATAACGGAAGTTATCAAAATATCTGACATAGATATGTCTAAAGGAAGTTGGTTAATATTAGCTAGAACAAATTCTTTATTAAAAGAAATACCTAAAATGTTAAAACAAAAAGGTTTATTTTTTAAAACATCAGATGGTAAAAATAGCATACGTAAAAATTTATACGAAGACATTGAATACTGGAATAAAATGAGAAAAAACGAAGAGATACCAGAGATAATAGAACAAAGAATATTAGAAAGAATTAAAGATAAGAAACCAAATTTAAAACTAGAATGGTATGAAGCATTTAATAATGAAGCCTCTGATAAAATAGATTATCTTAGAGTGTTATTAGCTAATAAAGAAAAAATAGACAAAACTCCTAGAATAACTATATC